CCCGCTTTAGCCGGTTCGCTAAACTGCATCCTCACTTTGTTCACTAGGTAATCTCCTTTGAAACGGTTTGTTTGGGACTAACATAAGTCATAAGAGAGAATATACGGGCAGGGGAAGCTTCGCTAGTCCCATCGTTCGTAATCTCAATGGTAAAATAAATCTGCCTAAAACGTAGGCTTTTCAAGAATTTTACAAAGTTGCGCGTAAAACGCACGCCAGTTTCGGTTACCACGGTAGGAATTGCCGGAGTACCGCTGGTGGGACTCCCCCACGTAAAGGGGAGTACCTCTTGCCACGTCACCGTATCCAATAATTGTTGCCAGGTCGTAGAGAACACATGGGAGATGACATACACGGTTCCCGTCACCGATCCTTTGAATGAGGCATCCAACCCCCACCAGAAAAGCCTCTTGTATACGGAGCTCGCCTGGTAATTGAAGTTTTTTGTCTGGATAAGGCATTGCATGGACTCTGTGACCGCGCTGTAGTCATCCGTGATTCTGAGTAACGGAGCTACTCGGGAAGCCCCAGAAGCTACATCAGTGTTGCTATGCGTCAAAACAATAGACTTATCTTCAGCGTTGTTGAAAAGCAGCATTTTTCCCAGGGAACCATAAGTGCCTGATTTCCACGTTGTCCAAGAACGGGTGCGAAGGCTGTACACGAACACGCTGTCAAAATAGGTGAACACAATCCGTTTGTTGAACTCCGACACAGCATACTCAGTATGGAATCCGGTCACCATAGTAGAAGTAAAAGGAGTTTTCACATTGATTTGGTTAGCCCGGTTGTTTGTAAACTCGTAAGCTTTCTCGTCATACATGAAATAGACGTAACTCTCGAACTGGGCGAAAGAGTGTCGAGAGTTGAGGCCCACAGTGGGCAGAATCAGAGAAACAGTTGCTGCTGCCGGGTCTGACGCATACTGTAGCCCGTACACAGAGTCTGTCCTGAAAATAAGAAGCGTGTTGAAATACACGGCGAGTAGGACAATGTTTTGACCGTCCCCCGTACCAATATCTACAAAATCGTTGCTGGCCACCCATAAGGCAGCGTCAGCAATAGTTTTAGATCGGTATAGCCGAGTCCCATTTCCCGTGCTGTCTCGCCCTTCGGCAACCCATAAACGACCTTTGAAAGTGACAATTGTTTCCCCGTCAGGCATGTTCGCGTCAGCAGTGAAAGAACCTCCGAGCTCCCAATAGCCCCCAGGGTTTGTAGAACCAACAGGTGCTGTGAGCCAAGCGAACCCGTTGAACTGTACAAACCCAGCAGCTGCAATAGTGTCAGTAATCAACTCCCAGGCAGTTCCACTAAAGTAATAGGTTTTCGACAAACCATCACTGGCAATGAGGAAAGATACAGCACTAGAGCGTTGATATGTCCCCAGAATTAGCATCTGCCCTGTAGCCTGCAAAGGGAAATCAAGGCTCGTATCCTCGATAGGGGGACGCGACTTGAGTGAACCGTCCAAGTCTAGTTCAAAGTTTTGGCAGACAACCAGCTCATTATCGGCAATAGCTGTAGGGTCACTGAAAGTGTTAAGCCCGCCAACAAAAGGGCCTATCTGTATCGGTTCTCCGGGCATTACCTCTCCTAGTTGAGCTCGTAAACGGTTCCGGTCTCATAAGTCATGGACTGGCTGAGCATTTCACTCTGCCCACGCTCCGCAATACTGCTAGCAAACTCGGACTGTTTAGCCGCCATCATCTGAGGATTCTCGTCCATCTCATAAGCACGCATCAACACGTAGTTCACTACATCAGTAAAACAGTAGTCAGGAACCGTCAAAAGGTCTGTACCAGTCGTGGTTATGTCTGTCGGCTTAGCAAAATATCGGATAGACATAGTGTGGTTTTGAACCGGGTTAGGCCAGAAAGTGATGCTTCCCGCCCAGCTATACCAAAACATCGGGTGGTCATTGATTGTCCCATCGGGGTCCCTCAAAGAAATGCTTTCTTCCGCTTGAGCAACATTGATGTTCCCTACCCGGCGACCATCCAAAGAAATACTTGCCACCGAGTTGATTAGCGGAGTCACCGAAGTCAAAGAATAAGTGGGTGTCCCAGCAGTCACAGACATTGTAGCGACAGCAGGAATAACGCCAGCCGCTTCCGCAATCTCATGCTGAGCATCGTTGATCCAACGAACAATGTCATCATCAGTTAGCTGCACACCGGATTCGTCCCCGAAAGCACGTTTCACGTATGCGTACACCTGGGCTACCGTTTTAGTGGGATTACTGTATGTCATCGTTCAAACTTCTTCCCGTTGTGGTTGATAGTGTGTTTCTTGTCCCGCCCACCAGAAGCCAAAAACTGCACATGGTCGATTCTATCTTCCATGTCCTCAATTTCTTTCTTGCTTGCCAACAATTTCTTGGCGTTCTCTTCCGACTCGATACGCTTCAAAATGTTCTCAGGTCCGTGGCGTACCACATCACCATCGAAAAGCCAGGCAATAATTTTATAGGGGTCTTTCATGTCCTGGTCCGACAGGAAGCGCACCACATATTCGGGGAGGTTGTCGGGCTTATCCACAATGGCCCAAGGCTTAAGTTTTTCTTCCGGGGTGGAGCGTTGATTTTCAGGAATATAAACCAAAGAATATGTGGGCTTCAGCCCCTGTAACACGTCAGCCATGTGTACGTGGTCGTCACTAACGAACTCGTTGAGGTCAGAGTCCCATGTTTGAGAAGATTGTCCTAAAGAAATAGTCATAGCGTAAGTTTAGCCTGTCTGTCAAACAATCCCCAATAGAGCAAAGAAATGTCCCGACCCCCCAAATCGGGAACCGGGACATTTCTTTAGGGGTCTACGCCTCAGTAATATCTGAGATGAGACCGTGAGTGTTACGACGATCAGTACCAAGTTCGTGGTACTCGACCATGCGAGCGTAGAACGCATCGTAGTCACCGTTAGAGTCACGAACTTGCTTCCACATGGAACCATCACGGTCCAGGAAGTGCCAGTCCTCATCGCGGTAATAAGTGATTGCATCTTCGTTCACGAACCACTGCTTGCTCAAAGGAGCATCGGGGTCAGCTACAACAGGGATTTCTCCACGGTCTGTAGTGAACGCGAGTCCAGAGAACCCACCAGTGAATTCCTGCGTGTTCACCGTCTGACGCAACTGCGAAAGAAGGTTGAAATACGCACGACGAACACCAAGCGACTGCAAGATAAGGGAAGTTGTACCCCCCTTAACACGAATGTCGTCTGCCATTCTAATCATCAAGGCTTCCGACAGTGCCCGAGGAGTACCACCATTAGCGTTCACAGTAGCTTTCCACTCAGGCTCCGCAGTGGGGTCCACGTTGTAAAGCGTTCCAGAAGCAGCAATAATCGCTGCCAAACCAGTAAGCTCACGGTTACCTGCCGCCGACACACCAGAACCTTTACGGACGATGATGTCGTTGTTAGCAGTAGCGGTACCGGGGGTAGTGGTGAACGTAACAGTATTGGAACCAGCGGTGAGGTCTACAGAGGCTACAATCAACCCTGTGTTATCCACCGTGTTACCCGTCTGAGTATCCACGACCATGCCAACCTGGAACAGGCGAGCATCCGTGACAGGAACCACAGCGCCAGTGTTAGCACCAGTAGCCGTGCCAATTGCACCGTTACCCGAGCCATAAATCTGACGGTTCATGTCTTTCTTGAGGTCGTTCTTCAAACCTTCGACTTCGTTATCCAATGCTTTAGCAAAAGCTTTAGCATCAGTGTCGGAAAGTGCGATGGCCTGACCAGTCAGCTGCATCCCGCCATAGGCATACTTGAGACCAACACGCGCTGCCGCGTGCCCTTGCTGACCGGGGATAGGCAGTGCTTCGTTCTCAAAACGAGAACCGATACCACTGTTACGACGAGTGTGGATGGGGAAAGTTACATACTTCCCACCAACCTCACTGGTGACACCCGAGCCTGAACGAGTAATACGCTTGAGAGCGACAATTTCGTCGTTCAACTGCTCGCGGATGCGACCAACGTATACCTCCTTCATATAAGACTCGATAGAAGTGAGCGTTGCTGCCATTTTATTTCCTTTCTAGATAGAAAGGAGATCAAACCTTAAATTACCGGCTTTGTTCAATCTGACTAGCGATGAGATTTTGCGTCTCACTTCTCGTCAGTTTTCCAAGCGGTTTAGCCTGTGAACTACCAGGTGTGCCCCCCGAGGTGGGAAGCAATTTTGGGGCGGAATCTCCTGGGCGCGGTACTGCGCGAATTCGATTAACTGTTTTATCAACGTACTCAAGAGCAATGTCAGACAATTTGCCTGCTTTACCTTTGCTCTGAAGCTGAAATGCCGCCCGCATTAAAACTTCCCGCACGTCCTCCTCCGAAAAGTCGGGGTGCGTTTGCTTGAGTTCGCTAATTTCCCGTTCGAGAGATAAATCTGCTTCCCTCTGAGTTTTTTCCTCTTGTTGATTGTCGAGGAAATCCTGCATCTGCTGTTGTTGCTGCTGCTGTTGCTGTTGCTGCTGCGCCAACTGGTCATAACGCGGGTCAGAGTATGTTTCTTCACCTTCGTTTGAAGTTTCCTCTTCGTCTACCGCTTCTTTCATTTCTTTTTCGTTCTGCGGTAAACGACCATTTTGCTTCAGGAATTCACCTAAAGCATTATAGATAACTTCGGGTTCTGTATCGAGTCTCTGAGCGATATTAGAATAGTTCTGCAATTGCTCAGGAGTCCCAAGATCAGAATAACCTTTGAGTTGCTGGTTGAGAGAAGAGATACGAGATTCCGCGCTCTTATCAAAACCTTTAAGGTCTTCCTCGATGTTATGGAAACTAATGGGATCGAGTTTTGTACGTATGGGTTCCCAGGCGGGGTTTCCTTTTGAAGTTTCACCTTCGTTAGATGTTTCCGCCGTGTCCACAAGCCCTGAAGACTCCACATCCTCTGCCGAGGTGTCTGCTTCTGTCTCTGTACCTGTAAGGTCGTCCATTTTGTACTCCTTGTCGCCGTACCTCCCAGTGAGGCCCTAGCATTTTGGTTTAGTCTACTGTATTTAGTTAGGAGAGTGCGTGAATCGCATACGTTAGATCGTTGTACGTCATTTTAAGGACTTCAGCGTCTGTGTATGTAGTTGCGTCGATAACCTGTATCTCAGTTTTTAGCTGCGCGACAGTCTTACGACCATAGTTTCGAGTGGGCCGGTACACTAACTGAGGCACCGGACCGGCAATGTTATCAAAATCTGCCATTTTATACTCCTTGAGGGGGTTCAGGGGCCATATCGGGTACAGCTCCGTTGGGTGCCATACTAGCACCAGGACCCTGCTGGGGACCACCTATCTGGACTTCCATGTTTCCTGTACTACCGGGCAGGCCACCATCCTCCGTACCATCCCCAGGAATAGTTTGAAGGAACTGTTGCATCTGTTTTAGCTGTACAGCAGCTTCGTGCTTACGTACATGCTCAGTAAACTGCTGTTTCAGTTCTTCGGGCAGAATTTCGTATTCTTGGGACATACGGAATTTGTTGTGAGTGTCGATGTGTACTTCGTGTACGTCAAAATCAGCGACAGGAATAATTAGCGGGGCAGGCAAGTCTGGTAGTTGCTGTAGCATCTGCTGAAGTTCTGGGTCTTCCATAATTGACGGGTCTTCTTGAGCAGCAAGCTCAAGTCGCTGCATTATTTGTTGTATAGCTTCCTGTTTAGCTTCCTCAAGTTGTTCGGGCTTCAACATCTTCATTTTGATGTTCTCACGCTGAGCTTTGCTCTCCGCAACCTTCATAGTGTCCATAATTTTCTGGACTCCACCAATCTCAAGCATCCGAGAAGCCGCAGGCTGGTCGATAATGCCGACAGCAAACATATCCATGACCCGAGCTTCTTGGGCAGCTTTCGATTTTGCGTAACTAGAACCCGGCTCGATACGAATGTCTGTCCCGGAAGCAATATCTGAACCTTGAAGGAGCATTGTGTCGAAAGCCCCATCAGCACCGATAGTGCGAATCTTACGAGGCAAATCCACATACTGTACAAACAGTTCAATTGTTTGGGTGGCAATCTTTTCCACGCCCGCCTCAATGCTCTGGTACTGAGGAGTCAAATACTGGTTAGAAGCTTCCTGTAGATACGAGATAGCAGTACCAGAAGTAACGCCGGGAGGGGTGGTGCCTCTCGACACTTCGCGCTCGCCAGAAATATCGATCCAGTCATTCAAAATACGGTCCTGCTGATCCAAGTAATACTGGGGCAAAGGAGACATCGGAAGATGTTGGGGAGGGGGCATACCCGGTTTGTACTCGATTACCAGGCCAGGCTCGTTTGTCAGCTTAGAGGGGACAATGGAGCCAAGAGGCGAAATAAGCTGGGGCTTAGCCATGCGTCGTCCTGCTTCAGAAATCTCTGAACGTAACCCGTTGTATTCTCTCTGCAACTGTGTGAGGTCCACGATAGGGCTGTCAGCGTAGAACGTAGCAGTAGGGATGTGCTCAAACTTCGTGAACGGGTACATCCCATGCCCGTAAGGGAAACCGTTTTTGTAGCAACTGATGAGAATGTCATCAATGCTGATAATGACCCCGCCTTCAGGGAGAAGCTTGTGAGCTCCCGGCTTTACCCACGTTTCGTAGACGATGACACTATCGGGCTCGTTGGTAGCCCCCAGGTTTAGGTGAGATTCTTCAAGAATGGTGTTGGCACTAGAAGTGCTCGGAGCTAACTTGATGCCATTGAGTTCTTTAGCAAAGTAGTACTCAGCCCATTCGACAGTCTTCGTGTAAGCGTTGATGACGAAAGGCTGGTCTTC